GTTCTGCCCAGCTTGAGTGTGATGCCATAGTGTCTGCTGCTACTGGAGTACCAGCCCCTTTCAAACCTATGTACCAAGTTGTTACTTGTGTTCCTGCGTGGAACTGTGTGTCAAGAATATGATTTAAACCTACTGTAGTAATTAGGTTTTTCTTATCCTCTTCCCACTTTACGTTTCCGTCTTTGTCAAGGCAAGTAACTTTCCAATAGTTAGCCAGCCCTAAATTTACATTATCTAATGCCATTTGTTCTCTCCTTTAGAGTGTTATTATTATTCGTCTGGGTCACTTACCTTAGTCCAAGTAGTACCAGTGTCTTCCGCTTCATTATTCCACAAGAAGTTGTTGATTGAAGTAACGCCAGATGTTGCTCCTAGTGTGGCGGTTTCTTCAAAATTTATATTAAATTTCATATCCTGTTCATTGGCTAACGTGCCATTAACAGGCATAACTAATGTTACCGTTGCTGATACACCTAAATCAGTAGGCATAAGAGCACTTGCTATTTTTTCTACGTCCTCAGCATTAAGACCACTCAGCATAACTTGTGTTATGTTGGCAGAAACTGCTAATGTTACTGGTGGTGAATATCCAAAGCTACCAGTTGATGCATCCCAAGTTGATGTTTCTAAATTCCAAGTAGTAGTTCCTGGTAAAGGAATATTAAGTGTATTGGCATAAGTAATAGACTCTACATATATTAAATTGCCTATTGAGTTTTGGTCCTGGGTTACAGCTAGTGTTATTTCTAATGGATACACTGCATTTCCAGTTGCAGTTTGTCCTGCTGACATAGCCATAACAGCTTCACCAGTCAAAGCAAAACCAACTTGAGGTATGGTCATTCCAGTGTTTTGTGTAAATGTAGCTGTTCTCGATACAGCTATGTTAGGTACTCTGCCCCAAGCCTCTTGTTGTGATGCTAATGAATCCCAAGTATCAGTATTTGTACTCCAGTAATCTAAGTGGTCATCTGGTGTACCACTTGTCATATTAAACTCAGCAACTCCAGTAAACGCGGAGTTCAGATATGTAATAGTTATATCATTCCAAGTAGCCGAGCCTTGTTCATTCCAAAAATATGCTGGCATTAGCCCTCAACTCCAGAGTATATATTTCTTACTCTCATTGCAGAGCCAGAGTGCCTATCTCTTTGGTCTTGTTTTTGTATTTTGTCTATTGCGTTGCTGTATCCATTTAACCACACAGGTATACGCTCATCGTTCTTTATAAAAGGCTCTGCTTCCATAAGAGCACCATATAGCAATACGTCTGGTGCATTTGCAGTTAGCCAGTTGCTTGTTACAGTACCAGCAGAACCGTCTCCCAGTGGGGTAAATTTCTCGTAGAAAGCCATTTCTACTTGGTAGGCTGAGTCAGGTATTGGTGCTAGTTGAATCTCGTCTCCAATCAAAGTATAGGCCCTTGGTTTACCTGTTGCACTGCTACCATATAATCTGTCTAACATCTCTGGTGTAATATATTCAAGAGGTGTTGTTGGGTTTGTGTTTAGTTGTATGTTACGCATTTGAATGTAACCACCAGGTAGGTTAAAGTATTGTTGGTCTACTGTAGCGTACATCGTACTTCTTACTTCCATAGGGCGAATGCGTAGCTCCCTATTAATTCTAGCTTCTGCTAGTGCAATAAAGTCTGGTATTCTTGCGGTCAAGTCTGACCTGTCTAACCAGTCTGCTATTGCATCTTTTAATTCTGTAAATGTACCTAATGCCATTATACTTTTCCTTTAGTAGTTCGCCACATAGCGTTGGCTGGGTCGTTCATCCAGACTTTCATTCTTTCTTGGTTTCCCCATATACCTTCTCTCATCATTTGTTCTACTACGATTAAGGGTATGCTTGCCACTTTGTGTGACATTACTGAGTCACCTTTGTATTGTGTACTTCTGTTATGGAACTTATCTTTTGTGTTTAGCTCGGCTAGTTTCTTAACTACCTTGTCATCTTGCTGACTAGCTATTGTAAGACTTCCATCTAAATTTGTTATGATTTTTGTATCAATTGCCATAATGTAAACCACCCCAGTTGCCTAGGGTGGTAGTCGGTTATATTAACCAGTAGTGTATCTAATCTTACCGTTAGCAGCTTCGTTGCCACAACGTAGACCGTACTCAACTAGAAGCATCTTCTTCTCTGAGTCACCTTCTTTAGCGATGTCCACAGTTTGGAAATCACGAAGGTAATCAACTGACCACATATCGTGGTCTAGGAAGTATACAACGTCTTGGTCACAGAATCTATCCATAACAATGTTGTAAGTACCAAAGTCTGATACATATACATCAACTGAGTTTTGAATAGTCATATTGTTATCTGCAACTGAGCGAACCGCATCAGCACGACCTGACATAGCTGTGATTAACTTCTTGTTAGTCGCACCTAGTAAGATTGTAGAGGCTTCTCCGCCTTGTGTCCATACTGCTTCAGCAACAGCTAGAACGTCAGCTTCAGTCATAGCAGCGTGTGAACCAGAAGTACCAGCGTCAGTGACGTTAGTAGTAATCCAGTTAGCAGCACCACGAGTCTCACGAGCTGTAGATGCGTTACCCGCAGCAGCAGCGTTGTCAGCTAGTAGTGAACCTTCCATATCACGCTTAAGCTCTTTAGAAGCCTTTGCTAGTTGGTGAGCCATTTCTGACTTCTTACCAGCGTTGTTTACAGTCTCGTGAGTACCAGTAACCTCAACAACCTTTTTAGAGATTTGTGTTTGGTTAGTCGCACGAACAGTAGCAGTAGTCGCAGCTGTACCAGCAGCGGCTCCTTCAACGTGGTAGTTATTAATTACAGCAGCAGCGAGTGCTTCTGTTTGCCACTCAAATAGAGTGTTAGATACTGAACCCTTGCCAGCAATGCTGGACATAAATGGAGTATCTGTTGGTGAAATATCATAGATGACATCTGACAAATCCTCACGGATTGCAGTTGCATCGTATGTCTTAAATTGCGTAGGCATTATCCTATCTCCTTAAAGCATATCATAAAAGACAGAAGCGGCATCTTGTTGTTTGCCTGACTTCTGTAACCTTGCACGCTTTTTCTTAATAGCTTCAGTTGCTGCATCTTCTTTGGAGTTGCCTCTTCCAGACTTTTGTACTTTAGGAACTTTCTTAACTGCCTTTTTCTTAGGAGCAACCTTAGTTGTTAGCTTGTCATATTCCATAGCTTTCTTAATTACTAAAACACTACGGTGGTCTGCTAACTGGTTAATCTCTTCTGGCAAGAAACCTACTGACTTGGCGTACTCTTGTACGTCTTTCTTTATAGTAGATTCCTGATCGTTCCACTCAGGTAAAGCCTCAACTAGTCTATTATATTCTTGTTGAACAAAATGAGCTCTAGCTTTTTGTGCTTCTTCAGCTTGCTCTTGTTGTATAAGCATTTGCTGTTGTTGCACGTTTTGTACTTTTTCCTGTGCATCTCTGTACTCATCTTTCTTAAGCATATATTGATATGGGTCTTCTGTTTTTAAAGCTGTCCAATCAACATTTTCAAACTCTTGAAGTTTACTGCTTTGTTGCTCTTGCAACATTTGTAAGCCATTAGCGTACATTTGCCTCTCTTGCTCTAGCTTCTGACGCTCGGACTGGATTTGCTCCGTCTCCTTACGTTGCTCTGCTAGTGCCTGAGACTTACGAGTGTAGTCAGCTTGCCTTTGGTATCCGTTTTTAAGCTCTTCAATACCAACCTCTAGTTCTTCTCCGTCTACCTTAATGGTATACTTTAAATCTTCTTCGGCTACTATTTCAGTTTCTTCTTCCTCTTCTACCTCTTCTTCGGTTTCTTCTTCAGCTTGTCCTTCTTCTTCTTCGGGGGCTTCTTCTTCTACCTCTTCAGCTTCCTCTGTTTCCTCTACCACTTCCTCGTCAACAGGGGTATCGGTTTCCTCGCTTGCGGTTTGCTCTTGTGAGTCCCACATATTAAGGATTTGGTTTGCAGCATCTTCTGCTGAACCTTCTCTTACTCTTTCAAATCTACCTTCCTGGGTGTTCTCTGCAGAATCCATCGGTCTTTCTCCTCTACTGTGTTAAAAAATCTTCTTGCTCCCTTTCAGCAAGTTTGCCTGTTTCAAGCACTGATGTTATGTGTTGATTAACTAAATCCAGTGCTTTGATTGTTATGTATAACCTATCTCTTTCCACTTCCTCGGCAACCTTGGTGTCAAGTAAGTATTGTATTAATGCTTCTTTGACTGTGGCTAGAGCCTCTACATATAGAGGATGTTCTAAAATCTGTTTAGCTTGGTCTGCCCTTGCTATCTCTTCTCCCTTGTTTCCCATCTAGTCTCCTATTTTAACAGCTCGTTCTTGCTCTCTTTCTAGTACAAGCTCTTGTTGTTTAAGTGCTAGTTCTGCTTTCTTAATTTCAAGTTCTTGTGCTTTAATTTGCATTTCTACTTTTGCTTCTTGTGCTTTTAGCTCTAAGTTTTGCTGTGCTATTTGAGCATCAATTTGCATTTCTTGCTGTCTTAATTCAGATTCTTGCTGAGTCTTTTGCATCTTAACTTGTAGTTCTTGTTGTTTAAGTTGTGCTTCTGCTTGTTTAGCTTGTTCTTCTGGAGAAGGCCCTTGTTGCTGCGGTACATCTGCTTCGCCCGGGTCTTGTATAAAGTCATCTACATTTTTC